GGATCCACCAGCGGTGAACTCGCCACCTGCCACTTGGCCTACGATAACCTTGGCCGAGCTGATTGCGAATGAACCAGAGTAGCTCTTATTCTTGCCAGCGGTATTGATTGCCGCTGAACCCACAAGGAGTTTCTCAACTCCCAAGGCCGCCGCAATTTCAGCTTCGCTCAACAAGCGAGCACCAGTATTTGAGATAACTCCGAAGAACTGATTTTGCAAGAGGGTTGAGCGTCTGATGAGTGCGAACACATCAGCGTTCATCGCTACGCAGTTAGCTTCGTAACCCAATTTTGCGAGAGCCAGCTTGGCCGTCGCCACATCACGAGCTACATCGATAGTTGCGATGTTCGCTTGGGTGTAGGCAACTGCCGCACTTTGGTCAGCCGTGGTGAAGGGGGTGCTACCAGCGAAGAGCAAGGTGTTGACCCGAGCTTCGTGGGAGAGCTTCAACTGACGGAGCAAGAACTTGGCGGTTTCGCTCTCGTAGGAGAAGAAACGATTTAAGTCCTTGACGCTCGAATCATCAAGCAATTCCTCTAGGCCGAATTCGTCCGTGCTGTAATTTGCAGAACTGAAGGAACGGATGCCTCGTGCATACGCCGAACCAGCATCACGAGCCGTTGCATTGTTGGAGAGCAACTCTGCACCGCCGAGTTGAACCTTGAGGTAAGTTCCGCTCTTTGCGTCTACATTCTGCAAAGGGAGAAGCTCTGCCCCGATTAAACCCACATCAGCCGTGGGGGCTTCGATCAACGCTTGGTTGATGTCGGCACGAATTGTTGAACCGCCTGCGATATAACTCATTGTTTTATATTCTTTCTTGGTTAGTTAAATTACTGGGTTAAGGGAACTGCGACTTCGATTACCGCATCAGCAAGAGCAGTTTCGAGGGCAACTCCGACAACGCCGACATTGGCCGCCGCCGTAGTCACAAGGCCAGAACCAGTCGTAGCAACAAGGTTGCCAGCGGTGATTCCGTACTCGGAGGTTGCAAAAAAGGTTGGGTAGAACAGCTTAACTGCGCCGTTGTCGCCAGCCGCTACATCGCTGATGGTAGAACCAACGCAACGAGCAGAACCGGAGACAGCCGCACGAGCCGTGCCGTCCGTGTGAACCTCAACGAATCGGTAGGCCGAGATCGCCGAGGCAAAGTTAAAGGTGCGAACTGCACCACCGTCAATATTTGTAGCCATTTTAGTATTATCCTTCTTTAGAGTTTAACTATACCACGAGCTTTAGCCTCGTTGTATTCGTTGGGGTTTGAGAGCATCACGGCTTTCATTGCCTTGAGCTTGCTTGTTCCGTAGTCGCTATGGGCGGCCACGAGTGCTTCAAAAGTTTTGGGTTCTTCCTTTTTCTCGGAAGGAACTTCGATGGAGGGCGAGGCGGGAATGGGCTTGATGCCGAACTCAGTCAGCACTTTCTTCACCACTTCACTCATCTCTTCCTTTTTATCTTCGGAGGGTTCAACCTCAACCTTGGCTTCCTCTTTCACTTCATCCATAGGAGCTTCGGCCATCTTTTCGTCTTTGGGTTTCATAGCGGCTTCGATAGCCCCTAAGCGGACTTTGATGTCCTCGATATCTTTCATATATTGGTCATCCATATTAGTTTTATCCTTTTTGTCAAGTGGTGCTTCCACTACCGCTTCTTTGGCTACCGCTGGGATAGTCTTGCCTCCGCTAACATATCCTAGCTTTTCCATAAACTTAACCATTTCCTCAAAGAGTCCGTTTGTAGCCGCTGGCGAGGAAACAAGATCAGCCGAGGCGATACTTTGGGGTCTGATGTAGTCCTTGCCGTCAATGGTCTCGCTCTCGTTCACAAAGGCTAGGGAAACGCCAAACTGGTCGGGGGCTTCGCTGGCCATCTCTTTGATAAGGCCATAATGAGGAGAGTTGCGGAGTAGTCGGAGATCGGCCACTAGCTTGTCCCCTTCGATGCGGGGATTCCTTGCGAACCCTACAACTGCGTCTAATCCGCTTCCGTGGTTCATCTTGACCTTCACGCCATTCTTAGCGCTTCCCATAAGTTTGAGGGCAGTCTCTAGGCTGGTCTTATCCACGAAAAGGTCGTGTCCTTTAGCCTCTCCCACCTCCAAAATTGAAACTCCACCTAGCTCCATCTCATTTAGTTCCTCGTCTCTGTAGGTGCTATAAGCTACTGCAAGTCTTTGGTCGTTGTCGGGAAAGTCTTGTTTTGCTTGTTCATCATCCATGAAACGAGCCACGAACTCGTCCTCAGTTTCTGAGTTTGTTGGGTTTGGTAGAGGCATAACTGCCTAGCTTATGTCAAAGAAGATCGCCGTCTGCTTCTCGATATGACTTCTTAACTTCACCGCCACCCGCCATCTTCAAGAACTTGTTCACCCTAGCCATCGCCCAAGCGTTCCTTGAGTTGGGCTTTCCCCCGCTGATGGTGGGTCGGAAGCTAGTGGAGAACGCCCCTGCTCCCCTTCTAAACACTTTCTTTAATGCTCCGATGCTAGGTGCGTTTTTCTTGGGGTGATCTTTCTTGAACTCGGCAATCTTGTTTTTCAAGGCTTCCTCGTTCTCGGGTGAAATCTCAATGTCCCCAGCCTTGCTCCGGGTGGATGCCGTGCCTTCGGGGTTCTCCTTCGAGCCTTTGATTTGTTCCTTGGGAGGCGCGGGGGTTTGGGAGACTGGTCGGGCTAGCTCCTTGTTGTCCCTCGCATCCATCTGTCCCACGATCTTCTTTGCCCAAGAATAGCCAGCATCCCCGCCCCATCCATTCCACGCTTGCCATCCTTTTCCCTGTTCCCCAAAGGTTGAGCCTTTCTTATCCACTTCGTGACGAGCCAAGAAGCTCAACATTCTCCGAACTGTGTCGGGCGATAGCTTCACCCCATTTTGCAAGTCTCTAGCCCTAGCGATGCCCACAGGGGTCATCCCTCGTTGGCTGGGTGGTTTCGTCTCCCTAACATCTAAGGCTCGTTTGGCGGCATCTCTAGCCCCTTGTGGGGGTGTAAAATCAATCCCATCGTATTTCCCTAACTCAATCCCGCCCATCATCCCCTCAATCAGCATCTTGATTGATGCTGGGTCTAGGCTTGCAAGGGCTTCTTCAATGTCTTTTTTTTTAACTTCTAGCTCTTCGGAAGATGGCTCAATCGGGTCTTCTGGAATTGGCTTCTGGTCACCACCCTCATCCTCATCTTCTTCTGGTTCGTCTTTTGCGGGTGCTACTAGTTTGGGTGCGGGTACTGGAAATTGTGGCTGAGGGGGTGTGGGCGTAACAATATCGGAAATGGTTTCTGGGGCTACGCCATACTTTTGTGATAAGTCCTTAATCAGCTTTGCCTCGATAGCCCTCTGCCTCATAGAAGATTCGAAATCTTGTCCTCGCTCACTATATATGTCTGCCGCCGTCCGCAATCCAGATCGCCACTCTGCTATCGAAGAGCTAGATTCTCTCCCTAAATCTATGGAGACATTCGCCCCAAAGTTGAAGATGCCCTTGGTCGTTCTGCTCCCAGAGTTGTTCTCGATCAAGCCCCTGGCAACTGCATCGGCGATTACGATGTTCTTAATTGGGCGAAGCACTTTATCATCTAGGAGTTTCTGGTATCTTCGGAAAGTTCGCCCCGCTTGTTGCATTTCTAGTCGAGCGGTCGGGCCACTCATAGCGGAAGGGTCAACGGCGAAGCTGTAAGGGATGCCCACGCCCAAGCAAATGTTGCGTAGTAGAATCTTGTGGAACTCTGCAAAAGCACCAGAGGGACGGCTAGGGCCATCTGGGAATACGATATCTTCACCCGGTTCTAGGTAGGATATTTTACCAGACTCAATAGCTTCTAACTTGATAGTATCGCCATTGATGTTCTCATCGTTTGTCAGCGAGGAGAGATCAGAGGCATTGTTGTTATTCCTCTTTACGATTCCAGCTTGTGAGCTTGCATTTTTGGCGGCCATCTTCTCGAAGTTAATAATATCGTATATGTCCGTTGCATCATTGATTGCAGTATGGAAAGCAGAGATTCCCCTGTATTGGTCGATGCGGAGCGGGTCGAACAAGTGAAAGGCTTGGCTAGATGAGATGGTTGCTTGGTAGGTGTAGAAATCGCCGATGCTTCGGTTGTAGATGTCGTAGGCGGTTGGTGCTCCTGTGTCTCGATCAATATGGATTCCACCGATCAAATCTAGGCTGGTGTAAACCTTGAATGGGTCTCCCAATCTGTCTGCCTCAATGCCTTGGATTTTTAGGTTTCCATCCTTGTCTCGGACTAAAACAAAAAGGAAGTCACCATCTCGTAGCATGCTCATCATAGCCACTTGCATAAGGGTCGAACCAGTATGCCTTGTGGAGATGTCGCACTTGTCCCACCACTCTGCCCAATATGCCTCCACCTCGGTGTTGACTTCGGGGTTTTCGGTTCGGGCTTGGTAGGAAATGTTTGCGGCGGTGTGACTGGCGAACTTCATTAGAATAGATCGAACAAGGCCAACATTCTCGGCCAAGTCCCTTGCCCTTTTCATCAACTCCACTCGGTCATAATTAGAATGGTAATCTTCCGCACCAGAAAGCGCACTCGGCCCCTTGCGTTCCCTTGAATACTTTACCGCATCGTATGAGAAGTTGACGAGTTTCTGCCGTGCAATGATTCGATTAACTGCCCCTTGCGGGTTTAGAAAGGCAACGGCTTTGTCTATTAAATTGAGTTG